CGCCGTCAAAATTGACGACACCAAGATCGGCGTAACGGTCGCGTTCGTCGTCACGTCGTTGGCAGACATGTGGGAACACGTCGCCCGCATCGCGCCAACTGTTGACCAAATCGCCTTAACCCCAAGCCTTGAAAGCCTCGCCCCGCTCGACCTCGAGCGGAAAAAAACGACGGTCGGGTATTCGGAGCTGCTCACGCACACCGCCACGGTACGGTCATTCATCAACGAACGTCGCCTCGCCCATACCGGCGAACAACAACTAATCGAACACGTCAACCGTGCCGTCGGTGTCCGTACCCCGCAGGGGTTTGTCGTGTCGTCGCAACGGTCGCCGGGGCCGATCACGTTGACCCGGTGCATGATCTGGGCCGCGGCGCTTGTCGCTCGACCCCAACGCAAAACCCGCGCCGCTGTCGCATTCAGGATGTAGGCGACCTTTTCGTATCTCTATTGCGAACACTTGTATTTGTTGCGCGATTGTGCGCACAATGCGGCGATGGCAATTTTCCGCCGCAAAATCGAAGCCCCCGCAGTAGCCTCCGCCCCGGTGCAGGCTGCTGCTGCTGGCGCATCGCAGATAGGGCAGTTCTATTCGTACAGCGTTGGGGCCAACGAAGAAGCTGCCCTATCTGTCCCCACTATCGCCCGCGCCGTGTCGCTGCTGACCACGGTCTGCGGAACCCTCGACCTGAAGTCCTATTCGCTCGCATGGAACGGCGAGGAATACGAAAAAATTTGGGTCGAGGGCGAATCGTGGATGGTTCGACCCGATCCATCCGTGCCCCGCAATTTCATCATCGCCAAAACGGCCCGCGATCTGATCATGTACGGCCGTGCGCATTGGGCGATCACCTCGAGGTATTCGACCGGATACCCGGCCACGTTCCAATGGCTTCCCGCCAACATGGTCTATTCGACGAAAATGCCGTCGTCGCCTGAATGGTTCGGGATGCCGAGCGAACTCGAGTTCAACGGTCTGCCGTTGGACGTGGCGAACACGATCACGTTCCTTTCCCCGAATCAGGGACTTGTTTATGCGGGCCGCCGCGCCGTACAAATCGCGCTCCGTCTCGACCAGGCCGCCGAACGATTCTCCGCCACCGAAATCGCTGCGGGCTACCTGCAGCAAACCTCGAACTCGGAACCGATGTCCGGCGAGGAACTGGGCGAACTTGCCGCCGCGTGGGCTTCCGCCCGGCGCGCATCCGCCATCGGCGCACTCAACTCGGCTGTCGAATGGAAAGAGTTCTCGTCCGATCCGAGCAAACTGCAGCTCGTTGAATCCCGCAAATATCAGGCGCTCGAAATGGCCCGCCTGCTGGACATTCCGGGCTATCTCTTGGGTATCGACCAGTCCGGCATGACCTACCAGAACGCGCAGCAGTCACGCCAAGACTTGATCCTTTTCGGTGCCCGTCCGTTGCTTCACGCCATCGAGGAACGTTTGTCGATGGATGACGTTTTGCCGCGCGGCCGCCACGTACAGTTCGACATTGACGAATACATCAACGACTTCATGATGGATCAACCCGAACCCGTCATGAACGAACCATCGCCGAACGTCGCGCAACCATCCACCGACATCCCACAGGACGAAATGAATCTCGAATGATCAAGTTTAACGCTGAAGTCGAAATTGTCGCCGCCGCCGAAGGCGAACCCGCATCCCCACGCATCGCGGGCGTAGCCGTCCCGTGGGACGTGACCGCCACCGTCTCGGGCGGACAGCGCGTCAAATTCCTGCGCGGCGCATTCAACACGGCACAAAAGCCCGCCAAACTCGTCGAAAATCATGATTTGACCCAACTTCGCGGTGTCGTCACCTCCCTTGAGGACACCGAATCCGGCCTTCGGTTTGAGGCGACTCTCGCCGACACGCGGGCAAGCAGGGACGCGGTTGCCTTGCTGAAGGCCGGAGCCTACGACAGCGTTTCAGTCGGGGCGAACCCGACGAAATTCAAATTCGACAAGGCAGGAACGATGATTGTCAGCGCCGCTGACCTCATTGAACTGTCGCTCGTCGCCGTGCCCGCGTTTTCGGACGCGGTTATCACAGAAATCGCCGCCTCGGCCGAACCAGAGGACGACGAAAACCAACCCACAGACACCCCCGAGGAGGAAAAAGTGTCAGAAGCAATTCAGGCCGAGGCTCACGAAGCCCCGACCGTCCCCGTTCAGCCCATCGTCTACGCGACTGCCCGTAAGGAAGTTCCGTTGCCGACGGCAGCCGAGTACATCGCCGCAGCCATCGCAGGCGGATCGGCATGGCACGACATGTCGGCCGCGCTTCGCGCAGCTGCACCCGATGTCGTCACCACCGACACGCCCGGCATCCTGCCGCAGACCATCGTCGGCCCGGTGTACAACAACTTCCGCGGCCTTCGCCCCGTCGTTGACGCAATCGGCGTAAAGGCGATGCCCGGTGGCGGCAAAATCTTCATCCGCCCCGAAGTGACCACGCATACGTCGATGGGCGCACAGTCGTCCGAGAACGCGGCGCTTCAGTCCGGCACGTTCGTCGTGTACAACAACCAAGTCACGAAGAACACCTACGGTGGCTACGTCACCATTTCCGAGCAGGATCTTGACTGGACAGACCCGAACGTGCTGTCGCTGATTCTCGACGACATGGCGCGTATCTACGCGAACCAGACCGACGATGTGGCCGCTGACGCACTTGTGTCCGGTGCAAGCACGACGCAGAACTTTGCTACTGCTTCGGTCGCCGATCCCGCCTACTGGGTCGAGTGGATCTACACCGCCGCATCGACGATCCTTTCGGCCTCGAACGGCAACCTGCCGACCCACTTGTTCATGGCACCGAACCGTTGGGCATCGCTCGGCAACCTGTCGGATACCGCGGATCGTCCGTTGTTCCCGCAGGCAGGCCCGATGAACGCCTACGGTCAACTTCAGCCCGGAAGCACCGCAGGCAACGCCTTCGGCCTTCAGGTTGTCGTCGACCGTAACTTCGCTTCGGGAACCCTCATCGTGGGCAACCCTGAAGGCTTCGAAATCTTCGAACAGCAGAAGGGCGCAATCAGCCTCGACTCGCCGTCGACGCTCTCGCGGACGCTCGCATGGCGCGGCTACTTCGCCACGCTCATGATCGACCCGACGAAGTTCGTCAAGGCCGCATTCGTCTGATCCCGAAGTAGCACCGAGGAGTCCGCAAAATGGCCACGTTCACCCTGACCCACGTACAGCGGTTAGACAACTACGCCATTTTGCAGACCCTCGAAACAACCGAAATCGGCATCGGCCAAAGCATCACCGTCACCGGAACCACCGGGTTCAATGCCACCTACACCGTCCTAGCAATCCCGACCAACGGCTATCTGGGAACAGATTCCGAAGGCGACTGGATCTTCGACGACGACGTGATCATCCTGAACCAGTTGCTCGTCGCATCGAGCGGCGTGGACGTGGAACGCGGCCCGTCAACCGGGAACGTGACGTGGACGGAATCATGTACTTGGATTGTCGCCGCCGACGTACTTAGTTGGCTTGGTATTTCCGTGGCTACCGCTAACGACACGACCTTCGTTGGGGTATGCACGGATGCCGCTAACGCTTGGGCCTACAAGGCGCGGAAAATGGGCGGCTACCAAGCCGAAAGCCTGTCGACCGCGCCAAGTAGCGCCGTCAAACTCGGCACGATCATGTACGCAGCTGCGCTCTACCGCGAACGCGGCTCCGTCGATTCCTACGCTTCATTTGGTGAAATGGCCGTGACCGCCCCGGTCGGGACGATGGGCCAGATCATGCGCCTACTCGGCATCCGCCGAAGTCAGGTCGCCTAATGGCCGCGTCGGGAATCTTCGCAGAGGCCCGCACAACGCTCGTAGCGGCCCTAAACGCCCTCGGCCTTGCCACGGTCACCGACCCGCGTAACGCGCGGCCTATGACCGTTTTCGTGGGCGCTCCGACGTTCGACGTGATCACCTACAACGTGGGCGACATCACGTTCGATATTTCGATCCTTGCCGCCCCACCGGGCAACCTCGATGCCGAGGACTACCTGATCACCACAGCCGACACAATCATGAACAGCCCTATCTCGGTCACGTCCGGGCGGCCTGTCACGTTCAGCGTCGGTGACCAACAAATACCCGCATACACACTCACCGTCCGCGTTGCCACGCGGAGAAGTTAGGAGAATCATGGCAAACACAACCTTCCTGTCCAACGCGACGGTCAATGTCACCGGATCTGGCGGCGCAGTCGATCTGTCATCGCAATGCCAGTCCGCCACGCTGACGGTCGGCTATGACAGCCTCGAAATCACCGCGTTCGGCGACACCGCCCACAAGTTCGGCAAGGGCTTGCAATCAGTGGAAGTTTCATTGACCTTGTTCAACTCGTACGGCGCTGGCCAAGTCGAGGCCACGTTGTACGACATCGTGAACAACGGCAGCTGCACCATCGTCATCAGCCCTTCGGGCACGACCGAATCAGCGAGCAATCCCGAATACACCATCACGGGCGCATTTCTCGAGAACTTCACCCCGATCAACTCGACCGTTGGCGAACTGTCAATGGTCGAAGTGACGTTCACGGGCGGCACATTCGCCCGCGACATCACCGCCCCGTAACCAAA